AGCGCCTGGGGTGTCAGTTCCACCTACAACTGCTTTTCCGCCTCTGAAGCCTTTCATAAATGCTTTACCAGCACCTGCAATACCTCCAGCTACAGCACCAACTCCTTTGGCAACAGCACCTACGCCCTTACCAACAGCAGTTCCTACTTCTCCAGCAGTCAATTCATCAAGCTGTTCATTTTCTACGATTATGTCATTTATTTTCATGATATACCATTTCCACGATTCTATATATAGAGTATTTATTTCAAACTAACTTAAACAGTTAATGTATGAGCAAGCTCATACAAGTTTTCGCTAACGCTCAAACTACAATTATTTGTTTTTTAATAGAAGTGATTATATATGAAAGAAGCATTACGTACGAAGTAGTAATGCATTAAATTTCATGTAGATCGTTTCAGTCAGACGGAACCTGTTACGGCCCCGTCGTCTAAAAGAAAAACTTCATGTGAGTCTTATCCAGCCATAGACATTGGAAGTAGGTGTTTATTATACTGCTACACAATGGGCTCTGACCTTTCCCAACCTACGTCGACATCGTTGTTTCCAACTACCTCTCGCTTCGTTCCTATTGCTAAAGAGTTTTTATGTGTAATGTGCAGTTTTTCGACTGACAGCAATCAATCTATATCAACCTGTGTGCCCAATTTGTTTGATGGCTTCCGCACTCTGGTGCGTCGATCAATATGTACGAGTGTCCTTCTCAGGGGACCTTTTTCTCAGCGGTATTTCTAAACTGGCCCGCCAACCTTATGTGCTGTATTGATTATGCCTTAGGGGGATTATTTTTAAGATGTTCTTTGAGAACTTGTGAACCGCCGACTCGTACATTAATAATACCGTTGTAGTATTGATCTGTTTCAAGTACTCTGCGTTCAAACTGTTCGCGGGCCTCTAAATAACTTGCTATGCCTCTGCTTGGACAAATATGTAATATTTCTCTAGTGAAATTTTCTGCGCCTAGCTGTTCAACGTCTGCGTTAAGTCTATCACTGGAACCCCAGTAATCTCTCCAATCACTTTCTTTTGTTGAACGCCTTTTATTTTTTTTGCCTTTAAGCGGTGGTTTAGTTACTTTAAACTTTGCTAGTTTTTTGCCTACGTACATCATGCCATTGGTTAGATTTGTTATCAAGTAGACAAACGCTTCACAGCCTTCTGGCAGTTCGTCGATTTGTTTACCCTGATAAGTCCAATGCATATCATACTTATTTTGCCTTTGTGTTGTCAGTCGTCGTTTTGGTTGCTTTTTGTTTTTCTTGTAGTGTTATGGTATACATGTATCTCGTCTGCTCGATCTTTAGCAAGTTGCCTAATATCACGTAAGCATCTTCTTACTGTTTTATGAGTTCGAACGCTGTTTGCACGTTCAAACTTTTCGTTTGCTTGAAAATAAGCAAGATATGCCTTGACTAGTTTATCGTGGATATCATCTTCTGTCATATTGTACACTCTTTAATCAATGATGTCAAGGTCATTTGCATAGCTTGTGTAACCATTTTCTTTTACAACTCGCAATACATGATTTACTCGACCAATAAGTTCATCCTTGTGTGAAATCAAATAAATGTTTTTATCTCTTTCACGTGCCATCTTTTTAAGTACTGCAAGACTATTTTCAACGCCTGCTGTGTCCATACCGCTGTCAATCAACTCGTCAATAAACAACAAGTTAATATTTTGATATAAACTTTCCCAAACATCACGGAATGCAAAACTCAAACCAAGGATTAGTCTGTTACGCTCGCCACGTGACAAGTTATCAAAGTCTAAGTCTTGTCCTAGTTGTGTGATTTCAACATTCAAATCATTTTGGAACACAACTTGATGCGGCAACCCTAACTTGTCAAGATAATATGTAAGTCTATTGTTCAAGTATGCTAAGTTTTGATCAATAATCTTCTTACGAATAAAACTATCTTTGTTTGTTAACAACTTGAGCAAGAACTCTTGATGTTCTTTGTAACTTGTAAGTTCGTTTACATCAGCCCAATTAATTTCTTGCATTGCAGTAGAAGTTAAATTATCAATCTGTGCTTGATAAGGATCAGTTTCGGTTTGCTTTGTATCAAACGCTTGCTTCAAACTGTCAACATTCTTACGATGCTCGTATGCTTCCTTGGCAGTTTCATAAAAGGTATTAGGCTTACCGTTGATGTCGCCGATGTCATTTAAATCTTTAAGTACCGCAGTTAGCTTAGTATTAATTTCTAAATGATATGTGTCTGCATCTTGTAACTCTTTCATTTTCTTGTCAAGAATTTCTTGTTTCTTGTCTGCATGAAGCGGTTGATTACAAGTGTAACACGTTGCATCTTCAAGATTTAAGATGTCTTTTTCGACCTTATCAACAGAAGCCTTAGCACGTAACTGTGCAGTCTCTAATGTGCTTTTTTCTTTATTAAGAGCCAAAATAGCAGCATTGTGTTGAGTCCAGTTAGCAAGTTTTTCATGTGCTTCTAGCTCTGCATCAATGTCTAAATGCTCTAATTCTGTAATACCGTGCTGCAATTTAGCACAATCTTGTTCCTTTTTAGCACGCCATGCACGTTGAGTACTAGTTAAATTATCAATACTTGCTTGAATTTTTTCGTTTGCTGCTTGAATAGCTTCGATTTTTAATGTTTCACTCGTAATAGCATCTCTCGTTAAACGAGTTTGTTCTTTAAGTGCTTCGGCTTTTTCAGTTAGAATAGTAATGCCTAACAATTGTTCAATAATATCTCTTTGATCATTTGCTCGCATTGATAAAAATGGTTCAGTATAAGTGTTTAATGCAACAATATGTTTAAACATATCGTGACTCATACCAAGCAATGTGTTAATATCTTCTTGTGTCTTGCGACTGTCGCCTTGTGACTCGTCGGTCATTTCTTGTTCTTGATCATTAATATAGAACTTTAAGATGTTAGGCGACCGCCCTCTCTCGATACGATACTCAGTGCCATCTTTTTCAAAATGCAGCGTAACTAACATTGCCTTACTATTAGTTTTATTAATAAGATTATTTTTCTTAATATTAGTCAACGCAGTGCCGTAAAGTGCATACGACAATGCGTTAATGATAGTAGTTTTACCAGTACCATTACGTGATCCACTGTCATCTCCGCCTTGATCTAGGTTTTCACCTAACACTAGCGTCAGTTGTTCTGTATTAAAGTCTACAGCCTGGGTCTGATTGCCCACACTCATAAAGTTTTTTACAGTTAAGTCTTTAATCTTTATCATATTATGATTCTAGTCCGTTATAGATTTCTAAAAGCGTCTGTTTGTTGTAGTTGTTAGTGTCAAGTTCTGCAATTTCACCTGCAACAATTTGATCTACTGAAATAAAAGAACTAATATCTAAGTTAGTTGATATTTCTTCAATTTGTTTCTGTGGAATAAGAGTAAGTTCTCTACAATCGTATTGATTAATGAATGTTTCTTTAATAAAACTTGCTTCTTCGTAACTAATAGGCACATCAATTGTAACACGTAAGTACATTTTAGACTTAATAATAGAATCAGTGTCTTCTAACAATCGTTTAAGACCAATTGTACGATATTTTGGACAATTGGGCCAATCAAAGTATTCAGGTTCTTTGTCATTTTCACGATCGAGTATCATCATACCACGTGCATCATCCCATGCATCGGCATAATTGTGCGGAAACGCATTACCTAAATAGTGTACAACGCCTTGTTGTTGGCGTTTGTGGAAGTGTCCACTAAAGACATACTTTTGATTAACAAAATCTTCTGCTTTTAGTTCACCGTGGTCGGGCATTTGCACCATAGCATTCATATAAAAGCTAGGAAGTTCAAAGTGACCGAAGATATATTTGCTTTTTAAGTTTTTTAGCTTTTTCCACTCGTCGCCTACTAGCCACGGAACAATAGTTACATCGTCGATTGTAGTAAGTTCGTCTACAAACGTAATTCCTGGAATATGTTTAGCAAATGCAGTACTGTTAACCGTGCGTTTGTCTTTGTAATACAAGTCGTGATTACCGTCAAAGAAGAAAAACTGCTCAAATGCAGCACCTAGCTTTTCCATACTGCGGATAGTAGCATCCATAGTAGTAAGATTCAAGCTATTTCTGTTGTGATGCCAGTCGCCACAGAAAATACCAGTTTCGCAACCGTTAGCTTTTGCAGTTTCAATAAACCAATCAACAAATTCTTCACAGTCGTCATTGTGCGCACGACTGTTTCCTTTTAATCCAAAGTGTATGTCTGTAAAGACTGCTGCTTTTTTAAACAAAGGTAATCACTCCTAATAATATACGTGTTTAATTATATAGCGTTTTTAAACATCTGTCAAGTCATTTTTGGATGAAGTGTCTGACAATCGTTCGTTTCGTTTAACGCTTGCTTCCCATTCACCGGCATTTTGTCGTGTAAAGCTAGGATTTAAATCGTTCATTTCCAATATGTCATCACGGATGTTTTGATTTCGTTTTTCAATGTTAATAACACGGACGAAACTGTTAGTAACAGCAGCAGTATAATATGCAAACGGATTTTGCGATTTAGATTCGTCAAACTGTAAGCCAATTTGTGCAAGTTGAAGGATTGCTTGTCCTCGCATTTCGTCATTGTATGTGTAACCACGAACGTTACCACGAGTAGCATATCGTTCGCACAGTTTCATCCACATCATAGCAAGGTTATTAGTTGCTTTTCCATGATCTTTTGAAAAATGCCCGTTTTCCATGCCACCTTGCCAGTGACTTTTACCAACAAGTACTAATTCGTCGTCTTCGTTATACTTGTAATGTTGGAAAGGCGGAAATGGAAGTTTAATTTTAGTATCAGCAATTGTTTTGGGGTTCTTTTTACGACCAGGTTCTTCTGGAATATGATCAAATGTCATTACTCGGAAAATTAATTCTTCTTTAGTAATGCTTTTGTAATCAACTTCGCAATCTGCTTGTTTAATTTTTTCACCAGCCATTTTACGTTGTTCGTATGCTTCGTTGCTCATGCGTTTTGCTTTGTTACGTTTAGCTTCGGTGATTGTTAGTCTATTAATTTTGTCTAGGCTAGGTAGAATAATATCATATTCGCTATATTCTTTAGCAACATAACTGTTAAAGGTATTTTTTGATCTATGTATTTCTTTTAGAATATCTTTGTTATTCAAATAATTTTTTTTGCGCATGTGAGCTCCCATTTATACTACTATTATAATACACGTACATAATTATGTCAACTAAATACTAATGGAGAAACACGAATTATGGCACTATTTTCAGGATTTAATCAACTTAATAGTAAGATTGGCAATGCGTTTAACAACATTCGGCAAACCACTCAGACTATTAACAACTTCACAGCTAACATTGGCCGAACTAGTAGTCAAGCTACTAGTTTTTTAAACGGAAACAATCCTCTTATGCGTGGCATAAGCGAAATTAGTGATACTGTGCGCAACGTTCAAAATTTATTTGGCATCGGTGGCGTTAACGCTAATAATGTTGGTAGTTCAGTTAGGATGATCGGCAATGCTGTTCAAAATGTTGGATATAATGCTTCACCTCCTGATCGTGCAATTTCTAGGGCCATTATTTCAACTAACAATACCACTACTGAAGCAGGTGACTGGAGAGTTAACATAAGTGTGCCTAGCGTTTTTAAGCCTAGTGTAATATTACAACCGTTATTTGATACAGGAAATAAAATGATTTTTCCGTTTACTCCTAGTATTTTAATTGGGCACAGTGCAAATTATTCTCCTATACAGCCGACACATACAAATTTTCCGTTTCAGGCATATGAAAATAGTAATATTGATGCATATACTATAACAGGAGAATTTTTTAATGAAAACGAAGCTGATGCAATGTACTGGATTGCATGTTTGCATTTTTTAAGAAGTGCTACTAAAATGTTTTATGGAGAGAGCAGTCCGATAGGAAATCCACCACCAGTAGTTAGACTTAACGGATACGGAAATCATGTATTAAACAATATTCCAGTTGTAATTACTAACTTTACGACTGACTTGTCACCAGATGTTGATTATATTGAATGTACAGTTGATGGACAACTTAATTATGTACCTGTACAGTCGTCTATTACTGTGCAATGTACTCCGACGTATGCTCGCCGATCAGCAGCAAGATTTAGTTTAAACAGTTATGTTAACGGTGGTCACACAGGTGGCGATGAAGGATTTGTATAATGGATAGTAAAACATTTGGGCCGTACGGTTCTACATCGGTAACTAGTGCAGGTTATTTAGATATAATGAAAGCAAGACCGATTCCAGTGGGCGGAGATGATATTCTTTATGAAATAACTCCAGCATATACATATCGCCCTGACTTATTAGCATACGATTTATATGGCATAAAAGAATTATGGTGGGTGTTTGCCCAAAGAAATTTAGATATATTAAAAGATCCATTATTTGATTTTGTAGCTGGAACGAAGATTTATCTCCCTCAAGGAACAAATTTGAAACAATACTTAGGATATTAAATGGCATTCAACATTGGAAATATTACAAAGACTATCAATTCTGGACTAAGCAATATTAGTGCAGTGTCTGCTGCCGTATCTTCGATTAGTCGAATAGGAAGTCAGCTTGGTAGTATTAGTAACATTAGTAATACTTCAGTTAATTCATTATTAACAGGAGGCGGCATAGGAGGCGCCCTTGGAAATATTGGAGGTAGTGCATTTTCAAAAGTTACAGGGCTTAACATCGGCGGATTGTTAGGAAACACATCTGAAGTTGCATCTGAATTGCAAGGCTTAGGTAATTCTCCAATTAGAATAATACCTAGATCAGCAGCAGAATTATTTACAGCAACTGGTGAACGATTTGATTCACTGCGTCAGCAAATTGAAACATTAAAAAATTTAAGTGCGTTTGATCAATTTATCGATAATTCATACAACCCTCCATGGGCCGACGATACAACTGCACGAACTAATGTAATTCGCAATTCAGGCGCTGCTGCTAGTCGAATACCTAATCCTTTAAGAAATTATAATGGTAGTAACTATATTATTACATTAGGCATTCTTAGTGCAAGGGAATATAACGATCCAACTGGAATGCGTACAAGTGGATTTACAAAATATATTATTAAAAGTGCAGGCGGTGACTATGGCAGG